GTAACTGGCGCGAGGATGACCCGGATAAGGTCAAGCGGGTACACTTCAGCAAGTACAGCTACGTCCCAGGGTTTGGCTTCTATGACTTCGGTCTGATCCACCTCGTCGGTGGCTTCGCCAAGGGCGCTACGTCACTGCTGCGTCAGCTCGTGGACGCTGGCACGCTGAGTAACCTGCCCGGCGGCCTCAAATCGCGTGGCCTCCGTATCAAGGGCGATGACACCCCGATCACTCCGGGTGAGTTCCGTGACGTGGACGTACCCTCCGGGTCTATCCGTGACAACATCATGCACATGCCGTACAAAGAGCCGTCGGCAGTGCTGTATCAGTTGCTGGAGAACATCGTCTCTGAGGGCCGTCGGTTCGCCGCCGTGGCGGACGTTAACGTCGCTGATATGCAGCCCAACGCGCCGGTGGGATCCACGCTGGCAGTGCTTGAGCGCACGCTGAAAACGATGAGCGCGATTCAGGCACGCGTCCACGCGGCCATGAAGCAAGAGTTCAAGATAATCAAGGAGTTAGTGCGGGACCACGCTTCGGCTGAGTACGCGTACGACGCGGATGCACCGGATGGTGCCAAGGCTAAGCAGGCGGACTATGACATCGTTGAGATTATTCCGGTGTCTGATCCCAATGCGTCCACGATGTCGCAACGTATTGCTCAGTACCAAGCCGTGTTGCAGTTGTCTCAGGCGGCTCCGCAGCTCTACGACCTCCCGCTGTTGCACCGTCAGATGGTGGAGGCGTTGGGTATCCGTAATGCGGACAAACTGGTGCCTAGTGACGACGATGTGAAGCCGCAGGACCCGGTCTCTGAGAACATGAGCGTGCTCCGTGGTGAGCCTATCAAGGCGTTTATGTACCAAGACCACGAGGCGCACATCGCTACGCACATGGCGTTCGCTCAGGACCCGAAATTGCAGCAGATCATGCAGAACGACCCTGCTGCGCAGGCCAAGATGGCTGCTGGCGCTGCCCATATCTCGGAGCACGTGGCGTTTGCTTACCGTGCAGAGATCGAGAAGCAACTGGGTGTGGCGCTGCCGCCGCCGGATGAGAAGCTGCCCGAGGACGTTGAGGTTGATCTGTCGCGTCTGACTGCGCAGGCGGCCCAGCGGCTGTTGCAGAAGAATCAGGTAGAGGCCCAACAGCAGCAGATGCAGCAGCAGATGCAGGACCCGGTCGTGCAGGCCCAGATGGAGGAGGTCCAGATCAAGCGGGGCGAGTTGGACCGCAAGGCTAGGAAAGACCAGATGGACTTCGAGATCGACCAGCAACGCTTGCTCATTGAGCGTGAGCGCATCGCGTCGACTGAGAAGACCCAAGCTGCGACTAGAAACATCAAAATGTTCTCTGACGCAGACAAAACCACGCTGGCGAAGCAGAAACTTGAAGACGCCAAGTCGATCGAAGGCTTCAGGGCTGGCGTGGCATCCGTTAAACAGAGCAAACCGACTCCGGAGGAGTAACGCATGTTGGACCCATTCGTAGAGCATCTACGCAAAAGAATCAGGGAAGAAGTCACGGCCATTTCGGATGTATTGAATTCGGGCGGGGCTAAATCCTTTGATGAGTACCGTCATCTGACGGGCATCCTTCACGGCTTGGCAATCGCTAACCGTGAAATTAACGACCTTATGGACGCACTTAACAAGGAGTAACCATGTCTACAGTCGAACAGACTGCAACGGACGAGCAACTGGATGCTGGTCTGCCGAAACCCTGCGGCTACCGAATCCTGATCGCCCTACCCGAAGTAGAAGAGAAGTATGAGAGCGGCATCCTCAAAGCGGATGTCACGCGCAGACACGAGGAGATTTCCACCGTTATTGGCGCTGTGCTGGAGTTAGGTCCGGACGCGTACAAAGACCCGGAAAAGTTCCCGAATGGCCCTTGGTGTAAGGAAGGCGACTTCGTTATCATCCGAGCGTATTCTGGCACCCGGTTCAAGCTCTACGGTAAGGAGTTCCGTTTGATTAACGACGACACGGTCGAAGGCGTTGTAGCCGATCCTCGTGGCTTCTCTCGTGTGTGAGGTGAATCATGGCTAAAGAAGAATACATGACTCCGTTGAACATGGACGACGCGGTTAACACTGAGGGCGTTGATGGGGTGGATACTACTCCCGGGGCTGTAGAGGCCGCCGGTAATGACGTAGAGGTCGAAGTTATCGACGATACGCCTGCGTCTGATCGTGGCCGTACCCCGTTGCCTGATGAGGTCAAGCAGCAGTTGGATGACGATACGGAGACTGAAGAGTACTCGTTCAAGGTCAAACAGCGCATTGATCAGATGAAGAAGGCGTGGCACGACGAGCGGCGCGCTAAAGAGGCGGCTATTCGTGAGCGCGAGGAGGCTGTTCGTGTCGCTCAGGCGGCCTATGGCGAGCGCCAGACGTACCTGCAACGGCTCCAGCAGGGCGAGGCGTGGGCGATTGATCAGGCTAAGCAGCGCGCTACGTTGCAGTTGGCTCAGGCTAAGCGTAACTACCGCGAGGCGTACGAGGCAGGCGATTCGGAAAAGATGGTCGACGCTCAGCAGGAATTGAACCTCCTGACCCTTGAGTACGACAAAATTTCGAACTATACGTCGCAGTACGCAAATTCTGCTTTACACCCTTCGCAAAACGAAGTATATAATCCGCAACAAGCTGAAACCGACCGCTACGTTCCGCCCGAACCGGACTCCCGCACTCAGGAGTGGGGCGATCGAAACAAATGGTTTGGCGTTGATGATGAGATGACCAGCTTTGCGCTGGGAGTCCATAAAAAGTTGGTTGGTGAGGGCGTTGCTCCGACTTCCAATGAATACTACGAGCGCATCGACGCTCGCATGAGGGACGTGTTCCCGGGTAAGTTCGGGGTTGTAAGGCGGCAATCAAACTCTACGGTTGTCGCGCCGGTAGGAAGATCTCCTAAAGGTACCAAAGTAGTGCTGACTAATTCGCAGGTCGCTATTGCTAAGCGACTGGGGATTACCCCGGAAGCCTATGCCCGTGAGCTTATTGAACTAACCAAACATCAGGAGAAGTAAAATGGCCCGTGATAATCGTGACCTGCAAACCCGCGAAATGATGTCGCGCAAGAAAATGTGGCAACCGGCTGACCGGCTGCCGTCTCCCACCCCGATCGAGGGGTATACGTTTCGCTGGATTCGTAAGTCCGCACTTGGACAAGCAGACCCGACGAACACTTCGCGTAGCTTCCGCGAAGGCTGGGAACCCTGCCGTCTCGAAGACCACCCGGAATTGGCTCTGACTATTGACGTCGACTCCAAGACATCCGGACTGGTTGAAGTGGGAGGTTTGCTCCTTTGTAAAATGCCTGTGGAGATGATGCTGGCTCGTAATGCCTACTACCAGCAACGCGCGCAGGCGCAGATGGAGTCTGTGGACAACAGTCTGATGCGGGAAAATGACCCTCGGATGCCGCTGTTTAAGGACAGCAAATCCTCGGTCTCTTTTGGTCGTGGCTCGTAAGAGTCAGATATTTTTTCTTTTAGGAGATCAACATGGCAACTACTGCTGCTCCGTACGGGCTGAAGCCCGTCAATCGTGTTGATGGCATGCCCTATGCTGGTGCGATTCAGTCTTTTCTGATCAACCCGGCTGGTCTGGCCACCAACTTGTTCAATGGCCAAGTCGTTATCATCAACGCTGATGGTTACGTCGCTCTCGCTACGGGTACTGGTGCAGACCAGACCGCTGCTAGCATCAGCGGCACCACTGGTGTTGGCGCTATCGGCGTGTTTGTTGGTTGTGAGTACATCAACGCTCAAGGTCAACTGATTTTCAGCCAATACTACCCGGCTAACACCACCGGTGTTGTTAAGGCGAACGTCGTTACCGACCCGAACGTTGTGTTCCAAGGTCAGTTGGATGGCGCTGGCGCTCAGACCGTTCTGGGTACCAACACCTTCTTCGCTGCCGCGCAATCGACCAGCACGGGCTCCACTCAGACTGGCAACTCGACCTCGGCTCTTGAGTCTACGGTCGTTCTCACCGCTGCTGCGTTCCGTATCGTGGGCTTCGTGTCCACCCCGGGCGATGCCTATACCGACGTGTTGGTTAAGTTCAACCCCGGTGCGCATCAGTACACCAACAACGTCGGCCTGTAAGGAGATAAATCATGGCTATTACTCGTTCCCAACTCCTCAAGGAACTCCTGCCGGGCCTGAACGCATTGTTCGGTATGGAGTACAAGCGCTACGGCGAAGAGCACAAAGAGATCTTCGATACCGAACGTTCTGACCGTTCGTTTGAAGAAGAGACCAAGTTGTCCGGCTTCGGTGCAGCTCCTGTCAAGGCTGAAGGCAGCGCTATCGCTTACGATAACGCGCAAGAGGCTTGGACGGCTCGCTATACCCACGAGACCATCGCAATGGGTTTCTCGATTACCGAGGAAGCTGTTGAAGACAACCTGTATGACTCCTTGTCCTCTCGCTACACCAAGGCTCTTGCTCGTGCTATGGCTTACACCAAGCAAGTCAAGGCTGCGGCTGTCCTGAACCAAGGCTTTGTTGGCGCAGGTAACCCCACCTACGGTGACGGTAAGACCTTGTTCTCTACTGTTCACCCGCTGGTTGGTGGTGGCGTAAACAGCAACACGCAGTCCACCCCCGCTGACCTGAATGAGACTTCCTTGGAAGCCGCTGTTATTCAGATCTCTGGTTGGACCGACGAGCGTGGTCTGTTGATCGCGGCTAGACCGAAGAAGTTGATCGTCCCGCCGTCCTTGTTGTTTACTTGTACCCGCATTCTGGAAACGGATCTGCGTGTTGATACGAACAACAACGACATTAACGCTTTGCGGACCACCGGTTCTATCCCGGAGGGCTACGCGGTTAACCACTGGATTACCGACAACGACTCATGGTTCCTGACCACCGACGTTCCGAATGGTCTGAAGCACTTCGTGCGTACCCCGATGTCTACGGGTATGGACGGCGACTTCGACACCGGCAACGTGCGGTACAAGGCACGCGAGCGTTATTCGTTCGGTGTCAGCGACCCGCTGGGCATTTTCGGTTCGCCGGGTGCCTAAGCAAAATCAAGCACTTACGTGTTTGGAACCCCGCTTCGGCGGGGTTTTTTATTTTCGTCGTCGCTTACATTGACACCCAAAAAACCTAATGCTATAAAGCACTTAGCCCGGCGGTTATCAATGGGTATTTCGCGAACCGAGGTGAAGCATGGCTGCTAATGAGAATCTGAAAAAACGGGCGTACGAAACCGCGCGGCAAGAGTACCTTAAAGAGAAAGCGCGAGAGCTGGCAGACCCGTCTCCGATCGCGTCTGGCATCAAGAAGTACGGTCGGAAGTACATCACGGACCCGATCTTCAGCCTGCTGTCTCGTGGTACTGGCCAAACGGCGTACAACGACGAAGAACTCCGTGCCCGCAAGGAAATTTTGGGGTACAAAAAGGGTGGTGCTGTGTGCCGAGGCGGTGGCCGCGCAGTCCGTGGCGTCAAAAAAGCGAAGTTCTACTAGAATGGCTAAGGGCAAGATTGAGCAGTTGCTCGGCCTATCCAAGTATTTCACCGTACCGGAGTACCGGGCCCCGACTTTGCGGGACATGAAGCCCGACAGGAAAGGTGACGACGATAGGGCGGAGCCGTTCAGTCTTGATAAGCCGACGTTTCGTTCGGACGCCCCATTACGGTATACTGACGGCGGTAAAGTTCGTGGCTACGGCAAAGCTCGTGGCGGAAAGAAGTGCAAGGTGTGCTGATGGAAATGATGATATGGAACATCGTACTCACCGCCGTAGTCGGTCTTATGGTTTTCATGATCAAAGGCAAATTTTCTGAACTGGAGCGGCTTGGCGCGATGCTGAGTAGCACCCGCGAGGAAATCGCCCGTAACCATGTCACCCGGGAGGAAGTTCACCGGGACATGGAAAAACTCATGGAGCGCGTCGACGCCGGGATAGCCCGGCTAGAGGCCAAACTTGATAGGTTAACGGAGCGGTAAAATGGGCATTTTCGTTACGAAAGATCCGAGCAAAGCCGCCATCAAACTCACTACGTCTGACCCCAGTAAAGGGTTTGGCGCTGGCTTCCTATTCGAATCCCTTCCCGAAGATCAACTTACTGAAGAGCAGAAGGCTCTTCGATATCGCTCTGGAGCCATGCAACCCCCGCAGGGCATGAAAGACGGTGGCACTGTTCGCGGGTGGGGCAAAGCTCGTGGCGGGAAAGCGTGTAAGGTACGATAATGACAACCTCCGGCGCATCTGCATTCAACCTCGATTTCGCTGAGATCGCCGAAGAAGCCTTCGAGCGGTGTGGCGCTGAACTCCGGTCTGGGTACGACCTTCGTACCGCCCGACGCAGCTTGAACTTGCTGCTGTTGGAGTGGGCAAATCGTGGCATCAATATGTGGACTGTTGAGCAGGGTTCCATCCCGCTCGTCGCTGGTACAGCCACGTATAACCTACCCGCAGGCACTGTTGACCTGTTGGAATTCGTGATCCGTACCGGTTCTGGTACGTCTCAGAGTGACGCTGCTATCTCCCGCGTTTCTGTCTCTACGTACGCAGCGATCCCCACCAAGACGACGCAAGGGCGGCCTAGCCAGATCTACATCGACCGTGGTCGGGATA